ACACTACCTACTGCTGGAGCTGTGCTTAATTCACTTACAGATACAGCAAGAGTATTAACATCTGTTGCACTGTCTACAGCATAGAACAAAGCAGATAACTTATCGAAACCAACTGTTCCCGCTGTTAAAGCACTTCCGTTAACTGTTCCTTCAGCGGTTTTAATATCACCATCTGCATCGTGGGCTACTAGAAACTTTGTGTAATCACCCGTGATACCTGTTGCTAGGTTGGTGAGGTTGGCATCCATCTCGGTAGCCGTGAGAGCGGAACCTTTGACTAATCTTTTAACTAGAGTAATTGAACTTGGCATTAGCTTAAACTTGGTTGTCTTATTTCACTTGTACTTTTGACCATGCTAACATCGAAAGTTCGAGCAGCTAGTCTTGCGTTTTTATATTCTGTTGCTGTTACCTCATCTTGAAACAAGTGACTTCTAAAAAAACAAGGTACTAAATTTCGTGTGGCTGGAGTTGTTATCTGAAACCCATTAACTAATGTAGTCGGAGTGCTGTAAGGGTTTGCATATCCATAGATCTTAATTGTTATTATAGCGTTCTCTTCTTGTTGGCTGGCTAATTGAAGTAAGTAACCTCTGAAATCTTTTTCATTATAAGCATCACCAAAGTTAGCAAGCCCTCCCTTGATTGTACTTGGGTAAGCTACTTGTGTAGTGGAATAAGAGTTAGTTCTTCTGTAATAGATAGCTTTCTTATTGCTCCACTCAGAAACAGTTTCGTTTGCTAGACCGTATCTAAATAAAGTTCCTCCTGCTGTTCCCATTACAAACCAATCTTCATTAGTTAATGGTGGCTTTTTAATACTTGCCGCCGCACTAAACATCCCTGATGTAGTTGATGCTGTTCCGTTTCTATAATCATAACATATAGCTGAGTCATCTGTTAGTGATGTGAAACAAAACCAAACCTCATTGGTAAGAACATTGTCAGCGGCAAACACAGAGTTCGTTGCTGCAATCTCATTTTGTTTATAAAAAATATCTTTAACACTAGCCAAAGCACTTATCTCTTTTGGCCCTCTACTTGTAAGGTCGAATGAATAAAAACTGTCACGACCTGCATAGATATGAGTGTTCTTTACAGAGATTAAAGTGTGCTTGTAATACAGGGCTTGAGTACTAGGTATTGTTATTACCCTAAACTTAAACGGAATGTTAGTGTTGCCTGTGTATTGACCAATGAAAATTGATGTGTCCTTGTAGACTACCAAATTATTCTGAAGCGGAGCCATGTGAACAATCCCAGATCCATCACCCATTAAGTCTTCAAAGCCTATAATACTACCGATCTCACTTGTTTGTACTACAGAGGCATCGCTTACTGTGGTTGAAGCTTCAGCATCTAGGAATATTGTTTGATTGTTTGTTACCCCTGCAATGTTAGCTGATAAGTTTCCTCCATTAGTTCCAGCACCAACAATAGTAATCTGATCTCCTACTTGATACGACTTTGCTGGGTAGCTTAGTGTTAACGTCTGCTCTCCGCTTGAAATACTTCCTGCTGTTGATGCAGAAAACTTTAAAGGCTCCCTAATCTGCGACCAAATAAGTCTGTTATTAAACTTAGTTGTGTTTGCAGTAACCACTCCGTAAGCAGATCCACCTGACATCCATGTTTTTAAATCATCAATTTGATCTATATCAGCAAGCATTAGGATGCCATTATAAGCAGTGATTGATCCTACACTAGCGACCCCGTTCTCTCTAAGTTCGTACAAAGGAGTAACTTCCAGGTGTTCAACTCGATATGAAACAGGTAGGTCAACACCATTATTAAGAATAGTGTACCCATTTAAATTAACTGCTTGCCACCTGTTACCACTTGAACTGAATCCGCTTCCTATAGTTATCCAGTTATCAGGTGTATTATCAAAGTAATCTATTGCATTCCAGTTAGCACCAGCACCAACACAAGCTGACTGAGTACTATGAGAACTTACTGAGCATTCATGGGTGACATAATCGCCTGATACATAGGTTACATCATCGCTCTTTTGGTATCTGTAAAGGTGTGTCTTTGTTCCAACAATGATTGCCACCTCTCCATTAGGGCGGCGTACCATGTGTACTAAATTAATTTCACTGCTAGTAGGAACAGCGTTACCAGTTACGTCACTTAATCCTGATGGACTAAAGTAATCGTACCCTTCTCGCCTTACCTCTTGATCCAAGTCCCTACGCCAATCGAGCTTCTGAACATAGTTAGCAGGGCCAGCAAATTCATGGGACAATGCAGTAAATAATTGCCCTCCATCAGTTGGCTTTGCCGTTATGTGTTTGTATCTTGCCACTAGCTAATGTTGTAGATTGCACCCCATCCATCACCGCCTCTTCGATTGCTGTGCCGATTACTACCTGAAATTGAGACACCAGCACCTCCAAAACCACTACCAGAACCTCTTAAAATATTTTTCTCTCGATGGTCTTGTTTGACTCCATCTTGAACAGTTATAGTATCAGTAGAATCTGGTTGTTCGATTTCTACTACCCCTCCTAACGGGCCTTGCCCTTTATAAGATGCCCCTCCGAAACCCCCATTACCTGAAACTGATCCAGGATTTTGACCATAGAAAGCAGTGTCTTGTGCCCCACCATTTTGGCCGTTGACTCTTTTAGTATAATTGTATTGACCACTTGCGTTGTACGGAGAGGTTAATGCTGGAGCTGTCCCACCTGCCCCACCAATTGAATGATAACCATTACCAGAACTTGACTCAGAAGCACCAACCCCTCCAGGAGCTGTAGCTTTAGTTTCAGTAGTTAAACTTCCTCCACTTGTTCCAGTGAGCTTGATAAATTCAGTAGCACCACCAGATGAAAAATTATTTCCACTTCCAGGATGGGCTGACACTGAACCCTCTCCTACTTTAAGCATGAAGACTTGCCCTGCTGAAACATTAAACTCAGACTCTACATAAGCACCACCACCGCCACCGCCACCACCATGACCATTATTTGATAAGATAACCCCACCTCCTGCACCTGCACCTTGAAGGCACACTTTTATCTTCGTAACTCCTGCTGGAACAACCCAGTGAGAACTGTAATGATTTGCGTGATCTATTTCCACCATAGGAACAGAACTTGTCTCACTCTGGAATGTAGGAGCGGCGTTGTTTCCGTTAGACTTAAGAACTTTACCTGATGAACTAGAGTCTGCTGTTATAGCTGCTGCTGCACCACTAGACCCATACCCTAGTACTCCTGCTGATGAGTGTCCTTTAATGTGAGAAACTTCTACGCCAGCAGATTTAATTGAAAGTGTGTTACTGCTTAATTCTATGGAACTCGCATCACCAACATCAACATTAAGCATTGAGCCATGAACTGCACTTGAACCTATTGTAACAGCACCAGTGTTTGCCATTGTGACATCACCAGATAGAGATGCAGCGGTAAATCCTGTGCCATCCCCAATTAATATCTGTGTATTACCTACAGCTTTATCACTAGGGGCACCAGATGAGTCAGCATCACGAACTTTGACGGTGTTTGCCGCCATATCTGCCATGTTTGCATTATTAATATTTAACCCATTTATCTTAGCAAAAGGAATTTCATCATCAGCTATGGACAACTTACTGTATGGAATACTTCCTGCTAATTTAGCTGCGGTAATACTCCCTGCCAGATCAGCGTTAAGAATTGCTCCTGTAAGATTAAGTTTACTGTAAGCAATAGCAGCAGAAGTATTAACCATAGCATTTGTAATAGCATTATTCGCTACACTTCCTACGGTAACAACACCTGCATTAGTTATGGTAGCATTGCCACTCATTGCGACAGCCGCACCTTTATTACTGGCATTACCTACAACAATCTTGGAACTGTCTATGGCTATATCATCTAAAGCTACATCACTTTTCTCCTGCCATTTAAGATATGTCCCATCACTTGAAGCATCTTCGTTCCAGATATAAAACTTAGCTTCACCAGAAGTTCCCAACCTTCTTATCCAAATATAATCTTTCCATGCCGCTGTCTTTGCAGCATCAGGCACGTTTGGACTTCCACTATCCGTATCTGTGGTATTAATTAAACTCATTGTAATTTACGAGGTAGCACAGGCTAAACTTGTAGACCCCGCTGGAGGGTTGGTTCTTATTGCCTGTCTCCCAAAGCTATTGATGTAAAGTTCCTGCCTCTTCTTTTGAAATGTTCCATAGTAAGACTGAAACAATTTTAAATCCTTATCCACTTCTCTAGTTACCTTAGCTTTTACATATTCTCCTACACATTCAGCCATTGGATCATCATAAGGAACTGTATCTGAGTCAGCGTGATCTGCTGTGAAGCCATCCCAATGAATCTGAAGTACTTCGTTTCTATCTAGCTGTGGATATATGTAGAAATCTCCTGACTTACCTATGGCTATAACAGATGCCCCGTTGCTTATTAAAGGGTGGGCACATATTAAATCATTTCTATTTGAGTAAGGATAATTAACAACAGGTGTACGATTGCACCCTTCATTATCAGTGGAAGGAGTTGCGGCTACCTCTGCTGTTGTATAAAAAATTCTGTACGCTTCTTGTGGCCTAGCCTCTGATGGTAATTGTCCCAGACTTGAGTTTCCTTCTGTAGTTAAAGGTTGAAAACCATCAGGGCCAGCTAGGTTATACTTGGTGATGTTACCTTTAGTGTAATGCTCAACATGAGATAGCACCTCGATAACACCTAGCTTGATCATCCGATCTACATACGAAGTAATGCCCTGCCTAGTACCATCAACGGTAATAAGTTCTTTAACTGCTGTTTTAAATTGTAACCAAGTCATCTTAATCTTAAAGCTGCGTTCTTCGCTTGCTGCCTACGCTTCCTCATTGCTGCTTGCCTTTGCTTTATTAAACTAGAATTCATATTAGCCTTCCTTCTCTTCCCGAAAGGCATTGGCTTCCGTGGTTTTCTTGGCTTACTTGGCCTACTCTTTGGCCCGAAGGCTTTATTAACCAAACCAACTAAAGGCTTTGATATTAATTCTTCCGTAACTTTAGATGGTACTTTAGACACTGGACCAACTACAGGCAGATCACCTAGTTGTGGTAGCTTTGTGCGGTCCGCTACTTTCCCGTAAGCCCAAGCCCAAGGGTTAGTAGTAGCTCCGTAAATTTCTGACGCTGCTTTAAATAAGTTCGCCATTACTTTTTCTTTCTAGTAACGCCTAGCCTAGTTAACATTGGGTGAATCTCTTCATATCCAGGTTTAACTGTCCCTGTTCCAAACCTAGACTTACCGCTACTAACAGAAGCTCTAACTTGTTTAGTAACTTTTTTTGATTTAGCACTAGCAACATTCTTTCTCTCACCATCCTGTCGTGTTGGATACTTCCTCTTAGGGCTAGGAGAATCTCTCTTTGTTACATCCTTTGGGTAGCTGCGTTTAGGTTTACCTGCCAAGCCTGAGCTGGATTTAGGTACTCCTTGTGATGTTTTTATTCTGGTTCCTTTTGGAGCATCGGGGCTTCGAGCGGCAGTTTTCCTAGCAGTTTCCTTAGCAGATTTATTCATTGTAACCACATTACGAGCCTGAGTTCTCTTCGCCCGTTCTGCACGTTGTCTTGATCTGCCTGATGCGTATAGTTTCTTAGCCATTATGTCTTAGATTTCTTCCACTTTCTTGCCTTTACCATTAAGTCCTCTGCTAACTCTGGGTAATTACGTTGATTGCCGATGGCTGCTGCCTTGCATTCGCTGTAAGTTGGATTGTTTCTTTGTAGTATATCTAAACCATGTTCCCTCCAGAACTTACTTTTAGCTTCTCTCTCTGCATGAGATTCACTTCTTCTTTGATTTTCTAGATTTAGGTTTAGCAACTTGTTTTACCTCAAGTACATCATCCTCATCTTCGATTGACTGCTTGGGAGTTTGATCCTCCGCACGATCCACAACCTGCTGTTCTGACACGCCTTTCAATTGAGGTGATAAGCTCTGCCTCTCTAATTTTTTTTTAGTGCAATCGTCATACTGTTGCTTAGTAAGAGAACTTACCTGACCTTTGCTTACTAGCTTATCAAGTGCGGCTTGCTCAGATGTGTCATCTGTTTTGTATACTCCGTACCAACTGCCAGAGGTAATATCTACTGCTTCAAAGGTGAAAACATAACCGTCCATTACCTTACCTGAACTAGCATTTCCGCTATAGAATTTCGTAGCCATTAATAGAAAAACTAAATTTAGTGTCACACAAAGTCAAAGAAAAAGGGGCCAGGGCTTTGACACCCCGACCCCAGTAGCAGAGACAGAACAGGTATGGAGCAAAATTAACTCGGTGTTCCGCTAACGCTAGATGTAATAAGGTTCCAATCTGTACCGTTATACATAAGTGTTATCGTGTCTGTCGCTTCTTCAACAGTAATAACTGAACTTGTCATTCGTATATTATCTGTGCCTGAAGCATACTTTTTTACAACGACTGCATTACCGTCAACAGCGGATTGAAGGACAAGAAGTTGCCCAGCCTGTTTACCTCCGTTAATTCTTTTTAAGTCGTCAGTATCTCCAGAAGCCACATTAACTAAGTGATATGAATCTGTGACTGTAATAGCTCCATTAGCATCAATAGTTAGATCCTTACCTTTAGATAATATCCTACCCTTTTGGATGTGATCCTTAACTTCAGTGAATGTGTTGTGTGATTGTATTTGTGCCATAATATTTTATAAAAAAGGCAGGGGCCATTAAGACCCCCACCCTAAGTGTTAACAATTAAGATACAGTCACATCAGCTCCAGAGACAGTCACACTAGGTGATGCATCGCTGAAGTTTTCGACTATTGCGTGGCGGTTGGTATTACCTACACGAACCTCGAATGTCTTACTATTCAACTGATAGTGGGAGACATTTGGCTGGATGACACAGTTATATATATCATCAGCAGTGTTAGTCTGACGCTTGACGCTCGCAGTTTTGAGGACGTTGATCGCAATATCAGACCAATCAATCAACCAGAGTTGACGGGCTTGGTTCTTGTTAGTGCTAACACCATCATTCAAGCCTAGTGAGGCACCGATCTTATCATCGAAGAATGTATCAGTGAACACAGCCAAGCTGACACCTTGATCTGGTAAGTCATACTTATTGTACTCAAATACAACTTGTCCGTTGAATGTGATCTGTTGCTTCGGCTGCATGAACAGCGTTAAGTCAGCAGAATACTTGGACTTATAGTACTTGGTCATCAAGTCGCGGATCTTGGCAGCAGTAAAGCGGTCAGTCATCGCGTCGATTGTGTCAACAGTACCACCTGAGTTTTCGCGTTCCCGCTTAATCATGTAGCAAGTCTCAAACAGAACATCTAGGTTCAATGCATTTCCTTGGTTATCCCAAGTGCGTGAACACTCAGCTAACTGTGTACGAATACCAAGCGTGTTGGACTTGTACTCAATAGTTGGAGCGGTAGAACAACCAGCATCATTATTAGGATCAACAACAGTTGGTAGACTTGTGTAAGTTTCAACCTTCTGATTGTCATTGATTCTATCACCGTAGAACACAGTGTTCATAAAGGCGTTCTGTTGGTAAGCCTCTTGTTGTTTACGCTGTTGAGCGAGTGGCAACTGACGGAACTTCTTGAAGTACTCAGATGTAAGCGGTGCTTGCAGAGCCTTTAAGTATTCATCGTTATACTGGTGAGTCCAGCGTTGTGTTTGCTGCCAGTATTCAACCAATGTTAGATCATTGACGGCCGGCCCTTGGTGACACCATTTCTCGTAATCAGAAACAGAGTTACCCATAATCATGCCAGTACCTTTAGCGATATTATATCCAGCATCAGCCTTATTTGTAGCTGTAGCTTGTGCCCAATCACCAGAGGATGACGTTTCAATAGGATCACTAGCTGATGATGAAGCGTACTTAGATGGGGCTACAACAAGTCGAGCCTTCTCTGTGTTTCCGCTACCAGTACCACTAGCTGTTCCATCTTCAGCAGCATAAACTTTGTACTGAACATAAGCTATATCAGCACCAGCAGCAGTAGTATTTGTATCGTTACCACCACCTAATTGCCGTCCATTCGTCATAACCGTAAGGTATGCACCTGGATGGAAATACTTGGCAAGGTCTTGAACCTGATTCTTATTAAACTTAGTGTGAGTTAATGCATTAGCAGAAACAGTAGCGTCACTAGACTGTGATCCATCCGACCCACCATTAACTGTAATAACAAAAGCTGAAGAAGGTATCCAGCCGTAGGTTGCATGAGCAATACCGGGTTTAATATCAGCTACAGAAGTAAATCCTGTTAATGCTCCACTAGAAACTGCCCTATCACTTGCTTCAAGTTGGAAATAGTTAAAGTTCAAAGTGTTGCGGCGTGGAACCAAAGTAAATGGTGCAATCACAGACTGCGAACCACCACCAGATTTCTCACCTAGGGCAACGTGCTTTGAAAGTAACAAGTCATACAGGGATTTTTCGTGCATACCAGCAAGGCGAGCCTCGGCGGTCTGTGCGATTATCCTGTCCATCCCGACTTCCTTAGCTGCTTGAGCCTCGAAGTCGCTGCGTTTGAAGGCGGTTATGTGCGCCCTTGTTAACGTACATCCTTTACTCTCGTCGACAAGTATATGCCGAGGGGAACAGTTGTATACGTTGGCATTATCTTGTGCCGTACTTTGTAGTGTATTAGTAGCCATATCAGTACTCCTAAAAGGACAAAGATATAACTAAATTTTAAATCTCAAAGAAATACAGTAAAATACACTAAAATAAATTAGTTTTCGAGGTGAAGAATTTAATCGTTCAGGTTGACGACTTTAGAAATCTATACCCAATCTGTTTAGTATATCTTGGCCGGGAGACTCTTGTTCCTCAACACCATCTGAATTAGGGGCAGCTCCGGGGCTTGGACTATTGGTAGCTTTAGGTGTTCGAGTTGGCTTGACCTCTTCCTTTTTCGCTTTGGTCTGCGATTTATTTTTAGTTTGCCGTGTGAACCCTAGTTTATTAAGGCGTTCCTCCTCAATTTTTACACTGTCTTTAGCTCTGGTAGAGAAGTAGTTACCCATTATTTCCATTACGTCACTGCTTGTAAATGTCCAGTGCTTATTAGGATCTGCATTAGCGTACTCTGATGGAGGGACGAATGCTTTATTATCTCTTGTTAAATGTTCGCCTCCATGTTTCTGGAAAGCATCTGATTGCTGAGTAACAAAATCAATTATCCAAGAATGAAGGGGGTCTTCCTGTTCAAATGTTTTCAGACCATAGAATAAATCTAGATATTCCTTTCCAACCTTCTTTGCTGTGTCCATCTCTTGATTGTAGATAGATTCAGCTAGTCCGTCTTCTTCTGGTTTGTCACCATCTAACAATGATTCGTACTTATTGAATTCTTTTTCAGCCTTGGGCCTGTCCTCAACCTTTCTAATCTTATCCTCAAGTTCACTCTGCTTCTTCTCAAACTCAGACTTCGCCTCACTAATAGCTTGGTCTTTAATCATCTGGCGTTCGAGCTTGCGTTGCTCCGCATTACTCAGTGATGGCTTGTTCCTTTGTATCCACTTAATAAACTCCTCATCATTCTCGTCAAAAGTCCTGTCTGGATCATCGTTATTATCTACATACTCATCTAGATCTGTGTAGAATTGTTGTAGATCGTTAGCCATACCCTTGTATTTCTTAGGGTCGACCTGCTCTGCATACCTAGCTAGTTCAATCTCATCACGTTGTTCTGGTAGGTAATCATCAAGGTCATCTTCTTCTACCTCTAGATCTTGAATCGGTTGCTGAACTGGTTGCTCAGGTAAGGATGGTTTATGTCTTGCGATCTCATCCTTAATCGTTTGCCTTATGTCATCCTTAGATAACTCCTGCTTAACGGAAAACTTCTTCTTAGGTTTAGCTTCTTCCTTTTCAGGTTCGGGTTCAGGTTCGGAATCCTCTGCTGTTACCTCAGCTTGCACCTCTTCTGGCTCTGCTTCTGGTTCTGGTTCAGCTTCTTCAACAGGTGGTGGCTCAATGTCTACACCTAGATCTGTGTAAAGAACATCTAGGAAACCGTCATCAGCTCCTTGATCTTCTACTTGAGGTGTTTCTTCTGCCTGTGTTTCTACCTGTTCCTGCTCTAGTGTTTCTGTCTCTGCCATAAATTACCAATTATAGTTACACGCCCAGTATCGAGGTGTAGTACGGTCCTTAGCCGTTGAGCAGTTATGCCTAGCCTTGAAGTTTGCTCTGCGTTTCTTGTTCTTATGCTTCAAGTAATCTGAATAACCAACCGCTCCAAAGTGTACGATCCTAACCTTGCCTGACTTATCCTTAACATAGACTGTGTATTTCTTTCCTTTCGGGGTGACACCTGAAATCTTCCTCGGCTTACCTAGCTTAACCTTTTTACCCCTGTACTCAGCCATTAAACTATAGGTTCTTGTTGCTGTTGTGGTTGTATCTCGGCTGCTAATGCTTGGGCTGCTGCTTGTTCTTGTGCGGCTTGTCTCTCAAGCATAGTTCCGCTTTGAGGGTCTGCTTCTTGCCCTCCTCCACCAAGTGCTTCCTTGATTGAGTTAATATCAATTGCATTCTGCTCAACAATGCCAGCCATTTGCTCCATTACTTGCTGCATCTGTTGGTTTGGCCCAGTTAAACTATTATCCTGACCTGTTCCTATCTCTAGCTTGAGATCAGTGCCAGACTTACGGGCAATTTCATTAACAAGTTCAAAGTATTTATCCTTACCCAATGCTTCTAAAACTACTGGAGATTGGCTAACAATCTGGAACACTTGTATTAAAGCTTGGGCTTGCTGAAGATTGGATGCTCTCTCTGAACCATCTCTACTTGTGAAAATATAATCATGACATAACGCACGTTTACTACCAATGATAGTGTACCTACGCTCAAGATCAGGGTCCATCATCTCGGCATCATCTGTATCTATATCGAAGCCAGCCTTCTGTATTACTGCTGGGATATATCTATTCTTAACAGGTAGGTGGATAGTGTTGCTTCCCATTGCTACTATTGATTCATAGATTACCCTCTTCATTGCAGCTCGTCCTTCATCAACAGCTTCACTAATAAATGTATAAACAGATTCAGTTGTGTTGCTGATTGTTAAGACCTCAGTTGCACTGGTTTCCCTAGGTGATGGTTGCCCTTGTTCTTGTGGACTCAATGCCATCAGTCTTTCAGATATAGAGATCAACTCAGCTATGGATCTAAATATATTAGTTAACTGTGAGTTAGGTTGGCTTCTGATTATCTTGAATACGTTATCTGGGTTTGTGTCTATTCCAAGGTTAGCAAGTTTCTGGAATGATGCTTCGAGTACATGGGTAGTGGCATAGTAATTCTCACCACTCATAGTCTTCTGAAACTCTTGCCTTAGTTTTAATCCTTCTTCTGTGTCTGGGAATATATCCGTATTAAGAACACCGACATTGAATAGATCAGCCTTCGTAGTCTCTAGTAATTGTGAGAATAGATTAGTTAACTGATCTTGGTAGCTCATTAGTTCGTGAGCCACACTAAGGTTTCTTAATCTGGTATCGTTCTCATTGTAAGAGAATACAGCAGCAGGTGATGAAGGAAGGAACTCTGCAAATATAATTGTAGAATCTCCTGCAACTCTCATGTGTACCCAAACAGGGTGAGGATAATCCCCAATGCCCCACTGGTTAGGTACTAACTTCATAAAGTAATCGGTAACAAACACGGAGGTGTCACCCATTTCTCCTGAGTACATCCCCATGCTGTTCTTCCGATCGTTCCAGCTAGTAAGATCATCCTCTGTTCGAGGTGGTACTATCTGTGTGTAGTAGTGGTTAAAGTAAGTTGAGTACTGAGTAAACAAACCTACTGACGCTGTAGTATAACCTACTGAGTCGCGGTTGAAATACATTGGGTTGCTCATCACATCCCTGTACCTAACCACATCCCAGAACCCTACATATTCCGAGCCTGTATCTGAGTTTAGGGATGTCAAAGGATAGGCATTATCCCAAAAGACTCTACTAGGATGGGGGTTGATCCAACTGATCCCTTCCTTTGTGACCTTAGTTTTGGCACGATTGTCGTCGTATTCTGGATTTGCCTTCTCCCATTGAACTTCCCGTTCCCAAGCAGCTCTAGGAAATGCTACGCTGTGACCATATAGGAACATATCCCTGACCACCTGCGTTTGAAAGTGTCTGTAATCATACTGGTCTGACATGATCTCTACCCTTTGAGATAGAACATCAGCCCTAACCTTACCTGTTACCCCTGTAGTTCTAGGTTCATACTTAAAGAAAGGGTATAGGTTATTGTATTTGTTTACCTGTGCAGCCAGCCTTCTAGTTACAAAACTACGAACTAAGTTAATGTTAACCTCAAAGAACTTAGGTAAATCTATTTCATCTGGTTGCCCTGCTGATCCTCGCTTAACGTACTTGTCTGAAACCTTTAGCTTATCTAGTTCCTTAACGCAGCTCGACACGTTGATTCGCTTCTGAGCATACATAACCAAAGGGATAACCCTACTGTTTAGTGGAGTACTATCCCAAGCTAGATCAACAGAACTGTATAGGTGGTGGTTTCGTAGGGAGAAAGTAATTGCCTCAGTTATTCTACTGGCTACCAGCTTCTCCATCTCTTCTCTCTTGTCGATGTCTTTCTGCAAGGCTTTCACCTCACTCTTTTCCATCTTATCCAGCACCTTTTTGGCTGGCAGTTTAGCTGATAGGACTTCCCTTAATCTTTCATTGGTAGTCCCGTGGTCTTTGAGTATATCGAAATCAATCATATCTTGCCTCTAGTTCTGCCTGTTCTTGTAGATAAAACAACAAAGCTATATACGGTGGGACTTTGTTTGTTTGCATCCATTTCTTTAGCTTCCCATATGGAATACAACTGCGAGCTGCAAGTTCTTCGACGGTGACATTAAGAAATTTAGCACAGTGTTTAACTCTGCGTCTGTCCCAGCCTTCTTTAACTCCAGCTTTTCCATGCAGTTGTCCAAGTAGAAATACGCTTGCGGTCAATAGGATTCAGCCTTGGCTTTATTAGCCGCACTGTTTCCCATCATAACAGCAAGCACTGGTGCGGCATCTTCATCAGGTGTATCAGGTTCAGACTTGCTATGAATAGATACTTCCTTAACAGAGAACACTGCTTGATCGTCAGTTCTATCATCAAGTACCCCTGTCACAGTCATCTTGCACTCTTCTCCAACATCTTTAGCGGCCAAGTACCCAGCAAGTTCGGTATCATCGGTCAAATCCAATACAACCTTATCATTTAAATTTGCCATGTTCTTTGTGTGATAACCAATTTTAGTGTCACAATCAAGATAATCCGCAATGAATTAGGTTAGCTCTAATGTCTTTTGCCCTTGGTGCATGAGCTTGCCCGTTCAACTCCAACTTAAATATCGGGTAGGTAACACTATCAAACTTATGGATATACCTACTTCTCTTAGGTTTTGTTGGATCTTTCTTGTCAGCTTCTAGCTTCATTAACATATCAGTTGTGTTAGGGCACAGGGCTGAGACATAGAACTCGTCCTGAAATAACTTACCCGAAAGTAATCTTACCCTAGCTTCAACAGAACCCTGACCTTTGGGGCATCCAATCATTCTTATCCTGCCATTACTGTATCGTTCAAAGTCCCAACTATCATAGCTTCCCTCACCACCTGGATGCCATTGATTGATAGCACTTGAGTCAGTGATATGTTCATAGTGGAATTCATTATTAACCTTAGTGTTCCAGTAATCCATTCGCTGAAGTATTTGTTGGCACAATCTTTTATATAGATGTCTTTCACCTAGGTAATCCACCTCATCAAAGACAGTCCAGATGTTCCCCCTCTTTGTTGGTATCATCTGAAGGAAAGTGACGGCAGAATATACCTGACCTAAGTCATAGCCTATTATAATAGGATGCCCAACCTTTGGCATTAGACCACTACCTTTCATCTCATCCCCTTTCTTGTGTAGCTCAGGTGCGTAGTAATCTCTGAACAATGCTTCACCACTTGGCCGATCAACCCACTCACCCTCGATTAATCGCCTCCACTCAACTGGATCTGCCTTAAGAATAGACTCAAGGTTCTCGACGTACCCCTCTGGTAAACGCTTTGTGTTCTCCTTGATTGGGACATGGTAGACCTTGTACCTCTTATCCCTCTTGCCATTGTCCTCATCTAGTATGTCTTCAAAGAACTGCTTGTAAACCCAATGGCTTGGCCCTTCAGGGTTGCAGCTTGCAAGAAATTGTTGTGGCCCTCTGATCCCTCGCCTTCTTCCTAACTGTGCCGCAGGGTAACGAAAGTACTCCACTCCATCACATTGAGTAAGCTCGTCTACATAGACACAACTAGGTGCTGGCCCTTTGATCCTAGTTTCTACAGCAGCAGCATAAGGAATAGAAATGAGAAGGATCTTACTCCATCCTCCAAATCTATTCTTCACCCATCTATGTCTATCTTTCGTATTGGGATCTAACTTAGAAGCAGTGTACTCAAGCCCTATACCTTCCTCCCATTGTGGCAGTACTAGAGTATCAAGGTCATGCCATATACCTTCAGCACCTGTTCGGATACTGGGGGCAATAATCATAACCAAGGCATTCTCTTCCTCGAAGGCGTGGCGTATCAGCTTGTGAGCAAAGCCAATTGTTTTACCTGATCCTTTCTCACCATAGCCCAATATAAATCTGGAACCATCGTCAAAGATTCTTTGTTGAGTCTTGTTGAGATCAGGATGCCAAGTTGATTCTGTTGCTGTTGTATTTGTAGTTGCAGCAGCAGCTAAGGCTTCCACTTCTTCATCACTTAGTGGTTCCCTTATTGGCATTTTTAACTTCTACTTTTGTGGCATCTGTTTGCACGATGATATTATTCATTGGCGTAAATCCTGGTTTACTGGAAGACTTCCCGCCCTTCTCATCTTGCTTTGCTTTTATCTGTGCGTCAATTAATGCACCCTTTAAAATGTCCCTATTGATTTCATTACGATACTTAACCGTATTAAACAGGGCCTCATACAAGGTGCGTTCTCTTTCTTCTTCTTGACCGGCAGTTATTTCTCCTTTGATTTCCTCCATGAGAACACCCAACTGTGTGAAGTCTTTGAGTATTCCTCCCGCTGTAATTTGCCGCATGGCCTGAAGATGTGTACTGCTAAAAGCGGCTGCTGCTATAGCCTCCTCCCTTGCTTTGCCTACAATACCTACTGCCTCCAGACCATGCGTTAACGCCCGTTCCTCTTCCTTTAATTTCTCGGTGAACTTAAGAGAAGGGTCAGGTCTGTGAACTACCTCTTGTTTAGTCGGGGGTTCAACAGGGTCTTTGCTCCACCTTGCGTTAAACTCTTCATCATTATATATCAGCTTATAGATATTACCCTTTGGCATATCCAGTAATAGGGCTGCTTTAGTTACATCACCATCAGCTTCTTCTAGTGCTAGGTGAATAGCCTTTCGCTCCCCTTTACTGTACTGATTCTTTCTCAAGTAATATAATGCTTAACAGTAGTAGATGATTTAGAGTGAGCCAGATCTTTAGCTATCGTTTCTATATCCTCTCCTGATTTCTTACGCTGACTAGCATGAGTAACCCTAAAGCAATGGAATGTTTTATCCTCAATACCAAACCTAATCAGCATTCTTTTAAACGTCTGTTGAAACCATGTCCTACGCCCCGTTCCACCATCATCTGGTAGTAAGTATTTCTTTCTTTCTTCTGGGAATAAATATGATTCATCCTCTTGTGGTAGACTACCTATTGTCTTACGCAATCTAGCACTCATCTTTAAAGCAACCTTCTTATCCTTCTTGTCTGTCCATACCTCAACATGAGTTGGGCTAAAGCAATCCCATTCAAGCTGAACGATGTCACCTAAGCGTAGCCCTGTTTCCACCGCTATAATTACAGCAGATCTCCAGAATCCCTCAGTGTTTGCAATGATATACTTAACCTCAGCAGGTGTGAATGCTTCCTTCTTCTGTGCTTGTCTCTTCTTATGCGGAACCTTCCTAATGTTAACCTTTACCAGTGAGGCAGGATTGCCAACCATCCACCCCTTAGCTACACAGTAATTAAAGAATGTCTTTAACGCCGACAGCTTATACCTACGAGTAGAAACGGCAGTAATCTTCTTACCGTTATTAATATAATCATTAACGATGAACTCATCTATTTTTTCAGTATGCGTATCTAATAGCTCCTTGTCCTCCAAGAAGTGAGCGACCTCTCTCCAAGTGTTTTCGGCAGTCTTGTTTGATTTACCTATTGCCTCCATCCACTCCATCATTTTATTCAATGCTTCATTTGCTTTCATTGTATGAATAGTTCTATCTCCTTATCTTTAGTTGCTTTCTTTATGAATTCTTTTCTCATGTCAGCGGTTGCTTTATCCGTAACATCCTTAACTATCTTCTCTCTAGTAATGGCTATTGTTAATTTACATTGAACCATTTGAGCCAACAGTCTGTCTACCTTCCCATTGATACGGTCTACGATCTTTAGGTTAGATTGAATAGCCTTACTCTTGGCACATCTCTCCTCAATTTCCTTCTGATATTCCTCGCTTAACTGCATAGCACTGTCTCCATTTCTTTATCAGTGGAATATAGTAGTCATCCCAATCAGGCGTAGTCTTGAGATACTTAAAACGAATAGGCCGCTTGCGTAGGTAGTCCCTGACATACTTCATACAAGTGGAATCAAGGAAGTCTACGCCGCAAGCACCAGTGAATCTTCTAAATGTCTCAAGGTTTACACCCTTCCAAGAAGTCATCTCTGATATAGCAAGCACTTCATACTCTGATAGCCCTGACTTATCTGAGATCTCCTTGGTGGACATGGCTGGGCCGGGGCGATGCTTGGCCATTAACCTGCATAACACAGGTGGGTAATCATCAACACGTTTCCAGAATTTTTCTGTGACAGACCAGTGAGTCACGGTTTTAGTGTCACATAATTTTTCGCCAAGTCAAGGGAATGGCGTGGAGGTTAGGGAATTACTTATCTTCTTTCTCTTCTATTGATACCGTCCCACCATTGCGAGGAGCTGAACTACAATAACTTTCGTTATCCCACTTGCCATCCCCGCCAACTGCACCAAGGTAATGGAAGTTCCCGCACCTTTTCATCAGTGCATCTTGGGCTTCCTCTTTGGTTGGGTAGTAGTTTGTTTTGAAGTCTTTGTTACTGCTTTGGAATATTGCTTTGTATTTACTCATATCAGTTCCTACTTGGATCTCCTGTTTCATCTGCTGCCACCTCGAATGCTGACTCCAACATCTCAGTGATAGATCTATTTGCTTCTGCAACTCCAAGCGATTTGATAGCCGCGACACTTTGCCCAAGCATCACTGACCATAACGCTTCCTGTGGTTTGATCTTTAACGACACAGCAAGTTGATCGAATAACTTATTGATCTTGTCATGCTGGTCTGCTGTTAATCTCTCTGGGTTCATGCTTCTATTTGTGCTTCTATTTGCTTTGCGTAGAATTCTCCTGCCTCTCTCATTAGTCTAGCTATAGCTTGTGCGTCTACACCTGGATCATCAATGAACGTGGGGTTCTCAATGCTAATGATTGGGGGCTTTATAGTAACAACTCCTATAAACCTAGGCTTATGCAGGTGGATAACAAGCTCATCATTATTATCATCATTCGCTACCACGAACTTAGACCAATCGTTATCGTTCCATTCTTTCATTTTGCTTTCTATTTTCATTATACTTTACTTGTCAATTATCACCAATCTGTTCCCTCTACGATCCTTGTTACTGCTGCACTTCTGATTAAGGGATGCTTCAGTACCTTTCGGTATTCTTTCTGAGCTTCCTCTAATGACTCATGCACCACCCACTTGTCATGGGTTCTCTCGCTGTCTACTTCATTCATTGCTTCTTCATTGTTGTAGTAGTGAAGTGCCACTATGTAACACCCCGTCTCCTTCCGCTCCATTGCATTAGCAATTCTATCCAATGCGTCCGTCATCTTTGGTAGCGTTCTTTCTATGAGTCGCTTACCCATTACTGTTTCATGTAGTTCCATTTTTTTCTCTTACTTCTTTATCCCATTCATCTACAGTTAACTGCTTACCATTAACCTTACGAATGAAAAGCCTAGTACCTTCTGCCCAAGGGTCTTTACGCCAATGACCAGCGTTACATCTTCCGCCCTTGTTTAGAGGTTTGCCAGCATCTATCCATGCCTGATGCTTGCGATTTGATTCCTCTTTGAATCGTTTCTCAACCTGCTTTATTGTGCCCCAATCTTTTGGGTTGTTACGCACATCTTTAATCTCTTCCTTTGACATGAACGGACAGAACACGCAGGACGATTTAGGTATTGTCATTCCATGCTCTGCAACTAGGTCTAAACAATCTTGTCTAGTGATACCTCGATCTACTAAGGGGTATTCATACTCATTGTCATCTCCCTTTGGCTTAGTGAATCTTGCGGTGCGATGTTTCTCGTCTGCCTCAATTCCTATTAGGTATGTAATCTTTTGTTTAGGGAATTTTTCCTTAGCCCATTTCTGAATTACATCTCCTTTAAACTTCTTGCTGCACACATGAGAGCCACCAGCCATAACTGGCACGATGCCTAGCCTAGTAACCCACTCGGTAATGTTCTCTCCCTTTCGTCTTACTATACTAAAAGGAATGCCATGCTCTTTGCATATCAGATGGAAGTTTAGAATATTAAGATAAGTACCTTGAGACTCAGCTCCAGTGTCAGCAAAAACAATATGGTCTATACCCAGATCTTCTTTGTGTATGTGATGTAGGATGATTGCACTACTATCTACACCTCCTCCAAAAGATAATATCCTCTTCACGTTTCTTCTTGTATAGGCCACTTGCCATCGAAGGCGAATGACCCAAGCTCTTTGTACTTGTCCTTACCATGTAGCTGTTGCAAGTAAGTTACCTTCCCCGCTGTACCAGCTATGCAATCCATATCTTTCACGGCCATCATTGCCATGCGTTTAGTTCCATCAAACTTGGTATCTAATCTAACGTGTGTTGTATGTCTTGGTGTCTTCATTTGTTAGCCTCGAAGAATGCTTGAGCAAAACCTCTTGGTGTCTGGCTCCGCATCTCCTTAGTCCTTTCTGATTTGCCTCCGTACATAGTGTGCATCTTAGACCCTAGCACTGGAGG